CCCTAGAGCGGCAGCATCATATATTTGTTGTAAGCGCCATTCGGTGGCTTGCACTTCTCTTGGCGTAAATGGGATATTGCCGACCATATTAAGGAGAATAAAGGCCAAGTAGATATGAACACCCTGCGGTCAGCAGTGTCATCTGGACGTGGTATTGGTAAGTCCGCATTGGTGTCGTGGCTAATATTGTGGATGTTGACAACACGAGTAGGCTCAACGGTGATCGTGTCAGCTAACTCAGAATCTCAGCTAAAGTCCGTCACTTGGGGTGAACTGTCAAGATGGTATGCCATGTCGATCAACACGCATTGGTTTGAACTGTCTGCTACTAAGATAACCCCAGCTACATGGCTGACTAACTTGGTGGAAATGCAACTGAAGAAAGGTACACGATATTGGGGCGCTGAAGGTAAGTTATGGAGTGCTGAGAACCCTGACAGTTATGCAGGGGTTCACAATCATGACGGAATGATGTTAATCTTTGATGAAGCGTCAGGTATTCCTAATGAGATATGGTCGGTAGGAGCTGGATTCTTTACCGAGAATATTCTTGATCGATATTGGTTTGCTTTCAGCAACCCTAGACGGAATGAAGGGTATTTCTTTGAGTGCTTTCATGGCAAACGAGCGTTCTGGAAAAGCCGTATGGTGGACGCAAGAACGGTTGAGGATACGGATAAACAGGTTTATGAACAGATTATTGCTGAGTATGGTGAAGATTCTTCCCAAGCAAGGGTTGAGGTGTACGGTGAATTTCCCACCGCAGGTGAAGATCAGTTCATATCACCCGACCTCATTGAAGACGCGTTTCAACGTCCATTATATAAAGATACAACTGCGCCTATTGTTATTGGTGTCGATCCTGCACGAGGTGGGGCTGACTCAACGGTGATTATTGTCAGGCAGGGACGTGACTTATTAGCAATTAAGCGATACTCCGGTGAAGATACCATGACGATTGTTGGACGGGTGATCGATGCGATTGAACAGTATCGCCCTGCCTTGACGGTGATTGATGAAGGTGGTTTGGGCTATGGTATTCTTGATCGTTTAGTTGAACAACGGTATAAAGTAAGGGGCGTGAATTTTGGATGGAAGGCGACTAATGCTATTATGTGGGGCAATAAACGTGCTGAGATGTGGGGCGCAATGAGGGATTGGTTAAAAACTGCCAGTATTAAGGAGGATAGGCAATTGAAATCTGATTTAATAGGGCCTATGAAGAAACCTAATTCTTCAGGGACTATCTTTCTTGAAGGTAAGAAAGAAATGCGGTCTAGGGGTTTAGCCTCACCTGATGCAGCGGACGCATTAGCGGTTACTTTTGCGTTTCCGGTAGCCCATAGGGAACAGCGAGAGCATAGGGAAGGAGGAAATCGATCTTATAATTCATCTGGGGGAAGCACTTCTTCTTGGATGGGCGCTTAACATTTTAATAGCTCAGGAAAAATCATGGCAAATTTAGATACAGATTCAATAATGGAATCATTTGGTGTTGGTATGGATACTGAAACAGACGAAGAAAAAATGGATGAAGATACGCTAAGTGAGATACGCGAGCGGTTTAGTACCGCAGTGGAATTTACTTCTACAAATAGACAAGAAATGTTGGATGACGTTCGGTTTGCACGATTAGGCGATCAATGGCCTGAATCAGCAAAGTACGACCGTAATCGCCCAGGTAAAGAACGCCCAATGTTGGTGATTAACCGATTGCTTCAGTATCGTGATCGAGTGGTTAATGAAATTCGTCAGAACACTCCCAGTATTCGTATTCGTCCAGTCAACGATGAAGCCGATCAGGAAACAGCGGAAGTATTGCAAGGGTTGATTCGCCATATTCAAGATAATAGTAATGCTGGTATGGCTTATGATACTGCTGTGGAATCGCAAGTGGATATGGGTATTGGTTATGTGCGTATTCGTAATGATTGGGCTGATGATTCCAGCTTCGATCAAGAAATTTACATTGACCGAATACCTGATCCATTTAAGGTCTACATGGACCCGCACAGCAAATCGCCAGATGGCTCTGATGCTGAATGGTGTATTTTAGCGGAAGAAATATCCAAAGATGAATTTGAACGTTTATATCCTGGCGTTGATGAAACGCATTTTGATGATGCAGGTAATGGCGATGCTCAAGGTTGGTACACTAAAGACAGCGTTCGTATTGCTGAATACTATTATATAGAGCATGAAGAAGTAGAAATAACTGATCCCCAAGACCCATCACAGGTGCGTATAGCTGATAAAAAACGCTGTATGTGGTGTAAAGCTACTGGCGATACTATTTTAGAGCGTGGTGAGCTTCCTACGAAGTATATTCCTATTGTTCCAGTCATCGGTCATGAACTATGGCTACAAGGTAGACGTTATTTATCAGGGTTGATTCGCAATGCTAAAGATGCTCAACGGTTGTATAACTATTATCTATCTGCTAATGCTGAAAATGTTGCATTGTCGCCTAAAGCTCCGTTTATAGGTGTAGCAGGGCAATTTGAAACTGACCCTAATTGGGGAAGGGTAAACAAAGAATCAGTCGCCTACCTCGAATATGACCCTGTATCAATAGCTGGAACACCTGTTGGCTCACCTCAACGAGCAATGCCTCCACAATCAAGCCCAGCGATCATGCAAGCTATTCAATTAGCTGAAAATGACATCATGCAAAGCATGGGGATTTACCAACCTACGTTAGGCGCTCAATCTAACGAAACGTCTGGTAGAGCCTTATTATTGAGGCAAAAACAAGCTGATATTAACACTTTCCATTATCAAGACAATTTATCACGTTCAGTCCGTCAAATTGGCCGTGTTGTATTGGATATGATTCCGAAAGTCTATGATAGACCCAGAGTTGCACGAATTTTAGGTGAAGATGGAACGCCAAGAACTGTACAACTTAACCCTAACATTCAAACTCCGTCTGCTAATACTGAAAACACTGCGATTGATTCAATTTTCAATCCGACTATTGGACGTTATGACGTTGTTTGCGATGCAGGCCCTTCATATGCAACTAAACGTGATGAAGCAGCCACAATGATGCTGACTTTAACTCAAGCAAACCCATCATTATTTAATATCATTGGTGATTTGATGTTAAAGAATATGGATTGGCCAGGAGCTGAAGAAATCAGCAAACGACTTCAAGCCATGCTACCTCCGCAAATACAAGCGGTGGCTAAGAGTGGTGATAAAGTTGATCCTCAAGTCCTTCAAGCTCGGCAAATGATGGATGAATTAGCAGGTCAAATGGAGCATATGAGTCAAGAAATTACTCAACTTCGTGACCAACGCATGATCGAACTTCAAAAACAGGAACGTGAATGGTTTGAAGCCCAAACTAAACGCATGGACGTGGAAGGTAAAATTATGATGACAGATACGCAATTACAAGCTGCTGTCAGAGAAAATTTAACCTTAATGATGGGTATGGGAACTCAAGAGCTAGTAGAAAATAATCAAGAATTTGAACAGTTAGAAATGCAGGCAACTCAGCCACCTCCACAACCTCAAGGTATGCCTCAAGGCGCACCACAAGGTCAAGCACCTGCTGGTCAGCCTATTAGACCTGGTGCTATGCGAAGGGAACCTGATATTGCAGCATTAACAAGTGAAGCAAAACCCGGAGAAACGAAATGAGCGAAGAAATAATCGAAAGTACACCCGTAGAGATTCAAGAAGTTGAATCACAAGAAGTTGAATCAGAGGGTAATCAGGAGGAGGTAGAGGCAATTGAAGAACCTACCTCCGAAAAACAAGACCCTTGGTATAAGAAACGGATTGATGAATTAACTCGTGATAAGCACGAAGCAAGAAGGCAAGCAGAACGTTTGGAAAAGATGCTTGAGCAGCAAGAGCAAATACTTAGACAGTATTCTCCTGCTCAAGAGCAACAAGCGCCATCATTAGCACCACCTGATCCATCACAATTTGCTGGCGGTCAGTATGATCCTCGGTATATGGATGCAATGATGCAATATACTCGTGAATCTGCGGTTATGGAGGCGAAACAAGCTGTCGCTCAGGAATATGAGCAACGGGCAAGATTGCAAACCCAACAAGCTGCACAAGCCAAATTGGAAACCGCTGAAGCAGCTGCTCGTGTTAGATATGCAGATTACGATTCTGTTATTGAAAGAATTACATCTGATCCGATATTAGCTCAGAACCAAACTATTAGAGAAGCTATATTAGGGATGGAAAATGGCCCTGATATAGCCTATCAATTAGGTAGAAACCTTGATGTAGCCTATGAAATTTCTAACATGTCACCTGTACAGGCAGGTATGAGATTAGCAGCGATTGTTAGGCAAGATGCTAGAACAAGTTCAGCTCCAAAACCAATACGACCTATTAATGGGACTGGAGGTACTGTAAATGGCACGAAATCCTACGCTGAAATGTCTACTTCGGAATATATAGCTGCTCGTAATGCAGAAGATAAAGCTAAACTGGTAGCTCGGCTAAAACGCTAAACGATAACTCCGACTCGCCACCAATACCCTATTGGTGGCATTTTTTTATGTACATTTTAAATATGATATGGTATATAATGACCTCACATCTATTTAAACTTTTGCCTGTTTAGATAGCTAGGCAACCTCAGTACAGATAATTCGAGGGATTGGCTCCCATCTGGAAATAAATCAGGCTAAATACCTTTTTCTTTTCATTTGGAGACAAATATGTCTAATCAATTGCTTACCATAAGCATGATTACAAACGAAGCTCTGCGGGTCTTGACCAACAGCTTAGTTTTTACTCGTGCTATTAGCCGTCAATATGACGACAAATTCGCCATCGAAGGCGCAAAAATCGGTACTACTATTAACTTGAGAAAACCTCCTCGTTATGTTGGTAGAACTGGCCCTGCACTTCAAGTTGAATCTTCTGTTGAAACTTACGTTCCATTGACTCTGAACACTCAGTTCGGTGTTGATATGGCGTTTACAACTCAAGATTTGAGCTTAAACATTTCTGACTTCTCAGATCGTTTTATTAAGCCTGCTATTGCTGCGGTTGCTAACAAAATCGACTATGACGGTCTACAACAATTCTTAAACGTATATAACATGGTCGGTACTCCTGGCGTGTTATCTAACTCACCAACTCAAGCTCAATCTTTGAACACAATTTTAGCTGCTCGTGCTAGATTGAACCAAGAAGCTGCTCCTGTTGATGAATTAAGAAGCATTATTGTTGATCCTACTATCGATGTTGGTATCGTTTCTGGTTTGACTAACTTGTTCAACCCACAAGGTGTTATTTCTGAAATATTCAAGAAAGGCGCAATGGGCGACAGCACTTTAGGTTTTAACTTTGCAATGGATCAAAACGTAGGTAACTTTACTTCTGGTTCTTTCATCGTTGGTACTGACACTATCGCTGTAGCTGCACAAGCTGGCGGTTCTGTTCAAACTAACGCTGCAACAACTTTTGGTTTAACTGCTACTATTACTAATGGTAAAACTTTAACTCAAGGTACTGTTTTCACAATACCTGGCGTTTACGCTGTGAACCCACAAAACCGTCAATCAACTGGCACACTGCGTAACTTCGTAGTAACTGCGTTGACTACTGGTACTGGTTCTTCACAAACAGTTCAAGTATTCCCAACACCTGTATTTAGCGGACAATTCCAAAACGTAACTAGCACCACTGGTACTATTGCTTCTGGCAACGCTACTGTAATTTCAGGTTCTGCTGGTGCAAGCTACGCCAATGCTATTGCGTTCCATCGCGATGCGTTTGCTCTTGGTACTGCTGACCTATTATTACCTCAAGGTGTTGATATGGCTGGACGTGCTTCTGCTGATGGTTTGTCAATTCGTTTGGTTCGCCAATACGATATTAACTCTGACCAATTGCCGACTCGTCTTGATGTTCTTTATGGTTTCAGCACAGTTTATCCTGAGCTGGCTTGCCGTATCACTGGTTAATAGGAGTATTTTAATATGAGTAATCCAGGCCCTAATATAGTTGCAGTCGCACCAATTCGCGCTACATCTATTGTATCTTTAGCAGTAACTCCTGCTGCTGTTGCAACAATTACCACTGCCGAGCAAGATTTTACTCTTACTGGCGTTGCTGTAGGTGATTTTGTATCAGTATCAACTACAGCAGCTCAAACTGCTGGCGTTGCTATAGCTGGCGCAAGAGTAAAAGCTGCTAACACTATCAGTATCACTTATGTAAACCCAACTGCTGCAAGTAAAACCCCAGCAGCGGATACATATTTAGTTCAAATTGTTCGTTCTTACCCTGTTGCTACTGACTTTATGACAGCATCACCAAGTAACTACGGTGCAATTGCGGCTAATAACCCATAGTAAGTTGAAGGTGGAGGTTTAAAGTCCTCCACCTTTTTCCTTTTAGGTGAATTATGGCAATCGAATATCCGTGCTCGATGCACAAAGACTCATATGACAATTCAACAATTGCCATCGATGAGCAAGAATATAAAGCTTTATCCAAGGATGGATGGCTAACTTCCCAAGAATGGGACTATAAGGGCAAAGAAACTCCCGTAAAACGTGTTAGATCGACCAAATTTGAGGAATAGTAAATGTCTAGCCTAGCGAATCAGCAACAAAATTTATCCTTTCCAGGCTTATTGCAGGTTCCTGGCGGCATAACTTCAACTTTGCAACAAGTTCAAGATGGTAATGGAAATGTTACTGGCTTAAGCCTTAGCTCTGCCGGAGCTTCTGTAACTACATCAGATACATTTCAAGCATCTAAAAATGGAATTACAATAACTGGCGCTTTACCAAGATTAATTAGTGACGGTTTTGGAGATTTTCCATCAATTACCTACTTTGGCGTTATAGGTGATGGTGTTACTAACGATAACATTGCGGTTTTAGCTGCTGAAGCGTCTAATGTTGAATACATTGATTTGGTAGGGTTAAATGTCATAACAACTTTAACTGAAGCGCAAATTAGCAAAAAGTATTTTAACGGTACAATGACTTACACGAATTCACGCGGCGCGCAAGCTTTTGTAAAACCTACGTCACCCTTACCGGATTTGCAAATTCAACGACCACGCACCAAATCATTAAGACTTGATTGGGATAGTAAACGAGTTCTTTGGTTAGGAACTTCTATACCTCATCAAGGCGGCAGCGTTGATAGTTATCCTACACTGTTTGGAAGGGACTTAAATTGCACAGTTAATAATATGGCTTGGGCGGGTTCAGCAGCAGAGTATACCGTTACTGCTGATCCATTTCTATTATCAACAATTACGCGGCTTTCAATGACAGAGGATGATCGCTTGGCGGGGCTTGCTTTGTACGGCCCGACTAGCGCATACGATGATTCTTTTGACATTATTACTAAAGCATCATTAATGACTTGCGATTATAGGATTAAACAGCAATTTAGCAGTAACCCTTATGATGCGGTCATGCTAGACCACAACCATAATGATGTGGGCGCACAGTTTGGAATTTTAAACCCTACAACAACTAGCGTTACGGCTGTTGCCAAAGGCGCAACAACATCGTTTACTTCTTCAGGACATGGTTTAGCTGTAGGCGATGCAGTTATTTTCCGTATTACAGGAGTTCCTTTTTTAGATTATGCTGCTGGCCGAGTTCAATCTGTAGCCGGAACTAGCTTTGTTTTAAATATTAATAGTTCAGCATACACCGGAACATTTACATCCGGAACGGTTGCAAAAGTTGATCGGGATACACTTTGCGGGGCATGGAATTTTTTAATTTCATACATTAAAAACGCGGCAATTGTTTACGGTAACGCTGATTGCACCATTACATTGTCTGGTGCGCCAAATGAATATTCAGCGGGGTATGCCAAACCGTATGCAATATATTCAAACGCTGAACAAATTAAAAAAATTGCAGAAAAATGGGGTTTGCCATTTTTTGACATTGGGTTTTATTACGATATAAAACCGCAAGACGAGCCAATATATTTTCCTGATGGCTACCATCCAACAACATTAGCTGCTCGTCAAGCATTGGCAAATCAATGGGTAACTTGGGCGCAAGGAGGAGCTTCTATAAAAGTAAACGGAATAGATTTCCTTCCTGCTGGAGTAAATAAAACATACACTAATCAAAGAGAAGCGCTTTATAGTAAGTATTTGAACGGCTTTGGTACTCCAACATTTATCGTTAGTGGATCAACTAATTTAATTACTGATACTTTTACTAGCCTTGCTGGATGGACTACGGCAGGCACAACCCCAACAGTAGGGGCTTCACCTTGGGGTGTGGGTAACGCAGTCAATTTTAATGTTACTACTGCAAATTCAACAATCGCAAAAAATGTTGCGTTTACAAATGGAACGTCTTTTCAATTTGATTTGTATGTTCCAGTTACGGTTGGGTTAACAACTGGCGCACCTAAAACCGTAGTCATTTTAAGCCAACAACTACTTGGTGTTGGTATCCCAAGTGGAAGTGTTGCGGGGGCGCAATTAATTATAACCGCCGCTGGAGTAGCTTTACAAGGGTATATTTTTAACGCATCAGGGACTATTAACTATACTCCAAAAGGTAAAACTCTTACCGCATCGACAAAATACACAGTTAAGATTGAAGCAATACAGGGAACAAGCGCTTATACAGGGGCATATTTACTGTATGTAAATGGTGAATATATTTCAGGTATTTATAATCTTGATTTTTCAACTTTTTTAGCTTTGCCACAAAGCATACTATTGGGAATTGGCTTTAACAATTTGGGCGCTTTTAACATGAGTATGGGGAACCTTGTTGTAGATTCATTGACAGTTAATAATTACAGCAATCGATATACCGGAACATTTACATCTGCTGATGCCAAAACAGTAACTGTTGTAAACGGCATTATTGTTAGTGCAGTATAATGATTTTACTTTAACTTGGAATAATTAATGGCCAGATATTTTACTCTTGATTTAATCCCCCAAAAAGGAGGTCAATTAGGTTTGATTTCTGTTGGAGTATTTTACGCCAATACTTCTTCTGCGGCGGCAATCTTCCAAGATGAAGCTCTGACTACACCAATAGCTAACCCTTTAGTAATTACAAGTGGATACAATATATCTTTTTGGGTAGCTGATGGAACTCTGAATTACGACATCCAGTTAAAAGGGGGGAATCTTATATCAACTGTTTTTATTAATGATATTTGGACTTTACCCGCGCCTATTTGGGGGGATTTATCATTATTTTGGATCAATCAAGCGCATGTTTGGGCTTACATATCACCTTACACTGTTGCTGTTTCAATGGTCAGCAATGTCGGTCAGCTTTATACAGCAAATGACTTAGTACGCGCTGCAATGCGATTAATTCAAGTATCTTCTGTAGATACGGATTTAACCGCAAACGAGCTTAAAGATGGTATAGAATCGCTTAATCGTATGTTAGATTCGTGGTCGGTTGATGAATTAATGCTTTATCAGATTACTAGGGAAACCTTTCCTTTATCCTCTGGTACTAACCCTTACACTATAGGACTTGGAGCTACTTGGAATACTATCAGGCCTAGTCGAATTATTGACGCATATTTTACTATCTACACAGGTAGCATACCTGTTGATTACCCCATGCAAATTATGGAATGGGATGATTACAATGCTGTAAGACTTAAAAGTTTACAAACTAATTTTCCCGGCTATTTATTTTATGATAGAGGGTTTCCTATTGGAAACGTCTACATCTATCCAATATGCTCATCAAGTAATGAAACGATTACTTTGACATCATGGAAACCTTTTACTGTTGTTAATGACCCTACTGCTTACATTAGCCTTCCTCCAGGCTATTGGGAAGCGATAGTATTTAATTTAGCAATTCGTATTGCTGAAGAATACCAATTTGATATTAGACAAACTTCTGTTGCTTTAGCTCAAAATGCTATTAAACGCATTAAAAGAATTAATCAACGAACTCCTACCCTTAGTACGGATGTAGCGCTTATGAGTACCAGCCAAATGAGATACAATATTTATAGCGATGGATACGGACGATAATGCCAGAAGCCATTGTACTTCCTATACTAGGGGCTGGCATAGCAGGGCGATCTAAAGCTGTATCTGCACAAAAAAGGCAGAATCTTTTTCTTGAAGTTAAACCTGAAAAAGATAAAACAAATTTAGCCGCATACCCCACACCTGGCTTAACACTATTTGCTAATGCAGGTAAAAATCCTTCACGAGGATTATGGTGGCTACAATCATTAAATTTACTTTATTCAGTAAATGCTAATAAGCTATTAGAGATTGATAAAAATGGCGTAGTTACTGAAAGAGGAACGCTTTCAACCGCTGAAGGCACAGTATCTATTTCTGATAATGCTCAACAGGTTATAATTGTTGATGGTGAAAACGGATACATTTACGAGCCTAAAACGCTACAATTAAGCTATACCTATCCAGCTAATTCAGTTTCAAATGTTTATAATCGAACAGGGTTAGCAATAACAGTGTCAGGCTATGTTAATGCTGGCACCGCTGGCGATACGGCTACTGTTACTACTGACGGTGGGGATGTGCTTTCAGGCGCGTACACAATTGCTTCAGCTACACAAGGCAGTTGGACTTTTAATGTTGTATTACCATCTTTACAAACCCCTATCACCGCGAATGCTTTAGTAATAGGGTCAAGATATACAGTTTTAACTTTAGGAACTTCAGATTTTACGCTTGCAGGTGCAGCTTCTAATGTATTAGGCGCTGTTTTTACTGCTACTAAAGCAACCTTTGGAACAGGCACTGTTGTCCCTGCAACTATTGATGTTAATGTTCCAGCAACTGCTTTAGTAAATGGTCAAAAATATATAATCTTAATTATAGGGTCTACAGATTTTACCCTTTATGGCGCAGCATCTAACACTGTAGGATTAGAATTTACAGCGTCATTAGCTGTCATTAATGCAACTGCTTTAGTAAATGGTACAAGTTATCAAATCTTAACTTTAGGTACTACAGATTTTACACTTTATGGCGCTGCATCTAATACTATAGGGACTATATTTACTGCGTCTGGGGTAGGAACTGGCACAGGAACAGTTTATACAACCCCTGTTGGTACAGGCGTAACCATAAACAATAGCTCTTCAGGACTTCTTACCTATTTACAAAACGGTGTTGTTGCAGTAACAGAAACTGCAACCAATCGACATACAAATGACAATGTTGATATTTTAAAAACCGCAGGGCCAGTGCCATCAGGTGAATATGTTGTCAATTTTCCTTTAACTTCTGCTACTGCATTAGTTGTCGGTACTCAATACGTTATCAATAGCATTGGATCATCTGATTTTCAATTAGTTGGCGCTCAAAATAATGAAGTTGGTACTTCGTTTGCAGCTACTGGAACTACAGTAGGAACTGGCACTTGCACATTAGCTAATGAATGGACTTTTAATGTTTCTACTACTAATCCTGTTGGGGCAGGAGGATTAGAAGTAATTAATAATTTTAGGCAAATTACAGCTGCTGGTTTCCCTGGCGGTAATACTGTAACTTTCTTAGATGGATATTTCATTGTTAATTCACCTAATACAAGACAATTTTATTTATCCCAGCTCTATGATGGGTTTACATGGAACGCTTTATCTTTTGCCAGTAAGGAAGCTTATACAGATAATTTAGAAGCTGTTGCTGTTGATAATAGCTGTTTAGTATTGTTAGGGTTTATATCTCAAGAATATTGGCAAGATATTGGCGCGTACCCTTTTCCTTTGTTAAGGATTCCAGGCTCTCCTACCGATATGGGTGTAGCTGCTAGATGGAGCATTGCTCGATGTAATGGTGAGTTAATTTATTTAGGACGAGCTAGACGAGGTGGATTATCAGTTGTAACGATTCAAAATTATCGCCCTGTTACTGTATCTACTCCAGATTTAGATTTCTTGTTTAATGAATATGTAAACCCAAGTGATGCAATTGCTTTTAGTTATCGTCAAAATGGGCATGAATTTTATCAAATAAGTTTTCAACAACAAGGCGTTACTTGGCTTTATGATGCAACTTCACAAGTTTGGAGTACCTTATTATCTGGTGCTACCACAAGACATTATGCTAATTTTGGCTGTCAATTTGACTTCCATGTAATAACTTCCGATTACCGTAATGGTAATTTGTATATTCTTGATCCTGCATCTTACACAGATAATGGTGATTTAATAGCTAGAGAATTAATTACCCCTCATTTCTTTGTAAACACCTCGTTTAATAAACTTCATATTTATCGTTTGCGATTGGATATGGAACAAGGCGGTGGGCTTAATGATGGTCAAGGTCAAAATCCTCAAGTCATGTTACAAGTGAGCCGAGATGGTGGATACACTTGGGGCGATGAAATGTGGGCGACATGTGGAGCGCAAGGTGATTTCTTAAGCCGCGCTGAATGGCGCAGATTAGGAGTATCACGAAACTATGTTTTTAAATTTAGAATAACTGATCCAATTAAGACAGTTTTAATTGGCGCTGCGGCTTATGCAACACAGGCGTCTAAATAATGTCTATTTCTCAGCCTCCATTTCAGTCTACTTTAGTTGATGCTAATGACCGAGTGCAAACGCCTTGGGCGCAATGGTTTAGCCAATTACAACCCGTTTTACAATCAGTTGTAGCAAGCGGCCCTACATCAGGTAGACCCACTCAAAATCTTTTTATAGGGTATCCTTACTTTGATACCACCATAGATCAAATGATTTATTGGAACGGAGTCATTTGGGTAACGTATGCCCCTTCTACAACTGGAACCAGTATTTTAAAGGGTAATGGTACAGGAGGGTTTAATAACGCCATAGCAGGCATTGATTTTGCTCCTGCGACTTCTGGTACATCCATTCTTTATGGTAATGGCGGCGGTGGATTTAGTTCAGTTGCTATTGGTTCTGGAGTTACTTTTGCTGGCGGTGTTTTATCTGCAACTGGATCAGGTGGAACGGTAACTTCCGTAACAGGTACAGCACCTATCACATCATCTGGCGGTAATACTCCTGCAATTAGTATCAGCCAATCTGGAGTTAGTACAAATGGCTATTTATCTTCGACTGATTGGAATACTTTTAATAGTAAAGGTTCAGGTACAGTTACATCCGTAGGAGGTACAGGTTCGGTTAATGGAATTACTTTAACTGGAACAGTTACTACTTCAGGTAATCTAACTTTAGGCGGAACTTTAGGCAGTATTGCTAATAGCCAATTAACTAATTCATCAATTACGATTAATGGAACTGCTGTTAGTCTTGGAGGATCAACTTCTGTAGGAACAGTAACTGCTGTTACCGGAAGCGGAAATATTGCTTCTAGCGGTGGAACTACGCCTAATATCACTTTTACTGGAACGCTACCTATTGCCAATGGCGGTACAAATGGCACAGCTACGCCCACAGCAGGTGCAGTAGCTGTCGGTAATGGAACTCAATACGCATTTACCGCAGCAGGATCAGCAGGTCAAGTTTTAACTTCTACAGGCTCAACAACGCCTACTTGGGCAACTGTAGCAACAGGTATTGGGACGACAGGGTATTGGGGGTCATTTTGGGATACAACTAATCAAACTGCTGCTAGTATTACATCAGCATATACAATTAATATTGGTACTTCTGATCCAAATAATAATGGGGTCAGTATAGTTAGCAGTAATCAAATTACTGTCGCACATGCTGGCGTATACAATATTCAATATTCCATACAATTTGAAAACATTGGAACTGGAAATAAAAATTATAATGTAGATGTATGGTTTCGATTAAATGGAGTAGATATACCTGATAGTAATAGTACCTATTGGATACCTTCAAAGAATTCAACTGTTAAAGGTGAGTTAATTGCAGCTGTAAATTATGTGCTGTCATTAAACGCAGGGGATTATATACAATTAATGTGGGCTGTTAGTGACGTTGATATTTTGATTGCAACTTTGCCAGCTACATCAAGCCCAACAGTTCCTCAAACGCCCGGAGTTATTGTAACTGTAACACCAATATCTGAAATTGGAATTGGGTATTACAATTTAACTTCGGTTTCTTCTGTAGTTATTGCATCAGGATCAAAAACATTTACTACAAATCTCTCTAATATTTCAACTGCATTTACTGTAGGAACTAGAATTAGAGTGGCATACGCCACTACACCTGCTAATTACATGGAAGGTGTAGTTACTGCATTTAGTGGAACTACAATTACAGTATTAGTTGATTCTATTGGCGGTTCTGGTACATATGCTAATTGGACAATATCAGTTGCAGGTATTCAAGGGTCTAATGGCGTTACGTCAATTACAGGTACGGCTAATCAAGTTATTGCGTCTGCATCAACAGGAGCAGTTACATTAAGTTTACCTCAAAGTATTAATAGTGGAGCAGCACCTACTTTTTTAGGCACAAATTTTACTGGTATACCTAATGCAGGATTGACCAATTCAGCCATTACAATTAATGGAACCTCTACTAGCTTAGGTGGGTCAATATCAGTAGGTACAGTTACTTCAGTAGGATTTACCGGAGGACTAATAACAGTTGCAACTCCTACTACTACTCCAGCATTTACTGTTGCAGGAACTTCAGGTGGTATTCCATATTTTAGTTCAGCATCTACTTGGGCTACCTCCGCAGCATTAACAGCTAATGCGTTAATGATTGGTGGTGGGGTTGGAATTGCACCAGCCACAACTACAACTGGAACAGGCGTATTAACTGCACTTGGAACTAATGTAGGCTCTGCTGGCGCATTTGTAACATTTAACGGTGCTTTAGGAACGCCATCAAGTGGTACAGTTACTAATTTAACGGGTACAGCATCAATCAATATTAATGGATCAGTTGGCGCTACAACCGCAAATACAGGCAAATTTACCACTTTAGAATACTCAAGTACATTAACAGGTGGCACAGGCATAATTGCTATAGGCACATCTCAAATTTATAAAGATGCTTCGGGCAACGTGGGGATTGGGACTAGTAGTCCTGTAACTTCACTGACTGTACAAGCAGGTTCAGGTACTGGCATTAAAGTATATGACGTATCTGCAAGTGCTGGTGGTACGTGGCCTTGTATTGAATCTATTGGTAGTAGGGGTGATGGCAACGGGTACTTTGGTGGTAGATTTGGTGCTGGATTTAGACGTAACGATGGAACATCAATCGCTACTGGGGTAAGTTTAGGAGTATACGCATTTGGTGGTCAATGGGGAACGGGGACTACTTATAACCAAACTAACTTTCTTTATACCGCTTCTGTAGTTGGTATTTCAGAGGGTTCGTTTACTTCCGCAACTGCAATGCCAACTGCTTTGAGTTTTAGAACAGGAAGCACTGGTTCATCATTACAATCTATAAATGTAGACTACGGCACAGAACGCATGCGCATCAGTTCCCCAGGTATTGTTACTATGACGGCTTATGGTGCAGGGGCAGCTACATTTTCAGCAGCGGGGGTTATTAGTTCTGTTTCAGATGAAACTTGGAAAATAAAAGATGGAGTGCCTAATAATCCGGATGAAATGCTACAAAAATTAAAACCTGGGTATTGGTTTTATAATGAAGAAAAAGCGCCTATTTTTGGCGCTGAAAGACAATTAGGGTTTTATGCTCAAAATGTCAATGAAGCTATTGGTATTGAAGCTGCACCAATACCTGAAACATTTACTGAACTTGATGAAAATGGCGTTGAGGTTATTAAAACTAAGCCTTGGGGGTATTATGATAGGTCAGTTTTAGCAGTTGCAGTTATGGCTTTACAAAAAGCATTGACATCTATTCAAGAACAACAAACCATCATTGTCCAACTACAAGCAGATGTAGAAGCATTGAAAACAAAGGTTGAACTATGATCGATTTCATGGTTCTAGCGCTTCCTAGATCAGGAACAGCATGGGTTTCTAACTTGCTGACAACTGATACTTCACTTTGTATTCATGAATCAGCTATGGATTACCATACGACTGATTTAGATGCGATGGAGTATAACGGAACTTTAGGGATTGCTGAAACCAGTGCATTTATTAGAGTGGATGAACTTAACCTACACTCTGCTAAAAAGTTAATTATAGACCGTCCTTTTGATGAAATAAATAAATCAATAGCAGAGCTAGGCTTTAAAGCAATGCCATCTTATTCGGCTGATTTGATGATTCAACTTAAAGGGTATAGAATAGCTTATAGAGACTTGTTTAATTACGAAATTATGTCAGAAGCATATTATTATTTGCTTCGCAAAGAACTTAACCAAGAACGGCATAAAATGTTATGTCAAATGAATATACAAAACACCGCAGCTATTGAACGTGTCAGAGGAATAGTATGAATAATATTATGGCCATTGCTAATGTAGATATTACGCAGATACTGTTACAGTTAAAACGTAATCCTCAGCTTTGGAATAGAAATCCTATTAGGACTAATACACCTTCTAGTCCTCATTATGGATTTGAAGATATCCATGTTCGTTTTCGCGATCTCACTGAATATGATGGTGGTGATTGGGCTAAGTTTAATGGCGAACACCGTTCATGTTGGTATAAAGAAGCAGATAGCCTTCCTGCTATTAAGGATTTAGCATTTCAGTTAATGACTACGGTAAAAGGTGAAGAATTAGGAGGAATCTTAATTTCTAAAATCCCTCCCGGTGGATTATGCAAACCCCATACTGATACTACTTGGCACGCTAAGTATTATGACAAATATGCCGTACAGTTAGAAAGCCATCCAGATCAAGCGTTCTGTTTTGAAGAAGGAGAGCATATATCTCCACCAGGTGAAGTCTATTGGTTTAATAACCAAGCCGTTCATTGGGTGCGTAATAATTCTCCGGTTGACCGGATCACATTAATTTTCTGTATTAAATCAGATAGGAGGTTTTCATGCCTTGGGGAATAGCAGCAGCAGGAATAGCGGGGGGCGCGCTAAGCGCAGCAGGGCAATCTGACGCAGCCGCGGCATCAGCCGCCGTTGCGAGAGAACAACTAGCTTGGACTAAGAAAGTCTATGAAAACGCTCAAAAAGATATTGTACCTTACACACATTTAGGTGAAGTAGGTGCTAAAGGTTATGAAGCTAATCTACCGTATCTAACATCGCAATACGGTATGGAGGACTATAAAAAGAGTCCTTTATACACGCCGATGGTCAGTAACTTAGCTGAATTGCAAGCAACGCCAGGCTATCAATTTCAATTGCAACAAGGCCTGCAAGGTGTTCAACAAGGCGCAGCTGCTAAAGGAGGCTTGTTATCTGGTGCTGCTGGTCAAGCCATGAACAATTATGCTCAAGGTCAAGCTGCTCAAGGATATCAATCGGCTTGGGAACGAGCGCAAAAAGCCTATGGCACAGCATTCACCCAAGATTTAAGTCAGAAAGCACAAATTGGGACGATGTATTTGGAACCCACCAAGTTAGGTCAAAATTCTGTATTAGGCTTAGGTAATATCGGTGTAGGCGCGGCTAATGCAATGGCCCCAGCTTATCAATCATTAGGCGCTGCAAATGCAGCGGGCGCATCTGCTGGATGGACTGGCGCTGCTAGTGCAGTAGGGTCATTAGGTAGTTTATTTGGTGGAGGCGGTATTGGTTCATCAGGAGGGATAGGCTCATATCCAGGCGGTTCGCCTTCATCGCAAGTATCTTGGGGCTATCAACCTGGTTTAGGGGGTTAAAATGAGTGACTTAACTGAAATTTTAAAAATGCAATGGGAAGCATATCCTAACGCCTTAAAGACCGGACAAGATGCGCAAGCTAACGCTATAGCTTTACAAAATGCCCGTAGAGCGCAACAAGAGCGTGAAGGGTTAAAAGCTTTATATGCTCAACAAGCTCAACCTTCGTATCAAGCAATAGGCGCTATTAGCCCTGAATATGCTCAAGCTGCAATGAAAAACCAGTTGGAGATGCGACAAGCTATGATGGGCATGCGCCATCAACAAGCAGAAACAGCTAAAATTTTAAATGCAGAAGATAGGATAAAAGAAACTTCAATGGCTAATGCAGCGTTGCCTTATTTAAACGCTTATGAAGCTAATAAAGGTAAAATTCCAGACGCTGAAAATCTTTATAATTTAAGAACTGCGTTAAGTAAAATTTCAACTCAAGCAGTTGCAGAAGGTTGGGCGCCTAGCCATCATACATCGATGGACCCTGAAGCAACATACGAATCCGTAGTATCAATGGCTAATGCAGCGGGTGTTTTTACAAATAATCAACGATTAAATCAAGAGGCAGCTAAAGCTCGAGGTTCTCAAGAAGGGCTTGTTCAAGGAGGGGTTGCACCTCAACCAAGCACTTTTTACAATTCATTTGGGCATGACGAAAATGGAAACGCTTTTGTTATTCCAGGGTCTAGTGGAATGTGGCCTCCAGGCGCTAAAAGCCCTGAAAATACTCAGCCTCCTGACGCTAACGCTACGCCTGCCGATCCAGCCAATAGTAAGAAATTAACTTTTTATGAAAATATGGCAAACGCTCCTGATGCAACTGCTGAAGATCGAGCTTTTGCGGAGGCTCAAATTATAAAATTAAGCCCTAAAGAAAATTTTAAAGTACAACCTCAAGTAGTAATTAACACACCTGAACAAATGGGCGTTAAAAAAGCCGAGCAAAAAGGTAAAATTGCAGAGGCTGAAAAAACAGCTACTTTATCTGCTGAAGAAAAAGCTGCTGATAGAAAAGCCATAGAAACTTATTTTAGAGGCCCAAAACCTGAAGCAATAAGAAAACTTATTAATGAATCTATTGAAGGTGATGTTCAATCAGGGCTTGCTAGATTAGGTAAATTTTTTGGTGTTGCAGTCCCTGGTGGCGATGCTTTAGCAGCATTAAAAGTTATCCAACAACAAATGGCAAGATCGCTTCCTTATGCACCTGGAGCATCTTCAGATATAGATGTCAGAAATAGATTAGAAATGATATCTAACCCTGCTACTGATGAACCTATTGTAAATAGACTTCGAGCTTTGGAGGAAGTTATTAGAGATGCAGAAGCGTATGTTGTTCAAAAAGGTGATTTCTTATCTCAAGATCAAATTCTTGATTCCATTGAAAATGGGTATTTATCTGAAGCTAATGCATTAGAAATGCTTAATAACAGAATGCTTAATAAAGGAAATCCAATTTACGCCCCGACGCAAGGTAACAAAACTTCAACTGGAGTAAAGTAAAATGGGCATGACAATAGAAGATTTACGCGCAAAAATAGCACAAAGAAAAGCAACTCAACCAAATGAAGCTATGATGAAAGCGGTAGCTAATGCTGCTGCGAAATGGAAAGCTTCACAAATGCCTGAGCCTAGTGCAGCTCCTGAAGTGTGGGAGCAATATGGATACCCTAAAAATCCTGCTGCAATTCCATCTGTAAAACGTGAAGTTCCTATCGGATCGGGAAAGTCATTGGATGTAGCTCCTTTTATGCTTGATTTTGATCTTAGGGATAAACCTTCTAATTTTCAATTAGGCGTTGATGCAGCTTTAAAAAGACAGTTTAAAGGGTTGAAAGGAATGTTTACCGATTTAACACCCGCGGAGCGAGAAGAATTAGCCGCTTCAAAAGCTTATATAGAAGCTGCACCTTGGCAAGCTGCAGCAGGTGAAATGGCTGGTCAAATAGTTCCCCAAATAGCTTTAAGTAAAGTTATGCCTGCAATAGCAGGGGTTAAAGGTCTTCTTTCTAGGGTAACAGGTGCAGCAGCTTATGGCGCAGCGACAGAACCTGAAAATAGAGGTGAAGCTGCAATGTACGGCGCAGGAGGTCAAGTTGGCGGTGAAGCTTTAGGTTATACAATCCCCCACGCTGTAAATTTAGGAAAAAAAGTATATGAAGGCTTAGCTGGAATGTTCCATGCGCCTACAGCAGCAGCGCAAACTTTAGGGAAGTTTGCAGACGTTCCTGGAAGATCAATCCCCGAAACTGTTGATCTTTCTCGCACATATAAAAATATTCCTGAACTTAAACCAACTTTAGGAATGATGGTTCCTGAAGATCAAAGGTCATTGCTTGAGTTTGAAAATTATGTGCGTACTAAATTTGGTAAAACTGCTTTAGCTGAAGCAGATATATATAATCAACAAGCTATATTAAAAGGGCTTCAAGAACGCGCATTTGATCCAACGCGTGCAACTAAAGAAATGGAATTATTAAACGCTGAAACTGGAGCTTTGCGTAAAACAGCTTTTGAAAAAGCCAGAGAAAAATCATCTGCTGAACTTGCAGCGCCCATAACGCGTGTAACATCGGATATTAGAACTCGCCCAGGTGAAACTGGCTTAGGCTCTCCAGCAGCGCAAATACAGGCATCTGAAATTGAAAACATTGCTTTAGGCCCTGTAAGTAAAAAATCAGTTATTGGCGCAGGAGGATTAGCAGTTGATGTTCCTGTATTTGCCAGAAAAGTTGATCCTGCCAATCTTTATGCGGCCAGAAAAACAATTGATGATGTTTTAAGGGGTGCTGTAGGGCCGAATGATGAAATTAAAAATGCTATTAAAGCTAATAAAGTAACATCAATAGAATTGAAAGGTGCAATTGATGAAGCGTTAAAAGAAGCAAGCGCCGGAAATTGGGAGAAATATCTCAGCACTTACATAGAAAAGATAAAGCCTATTGAAGAAGGTAAAGCTTTTCAAGGAGTTTTAGATTTATTTAAAACCGCGCCTAGAATTCCTGGATCAACTTTGGCAAGCATTAGTCCTTTTAAAATGCGTAAAGCTGCTTCAGAAGCCACATATAAAGAATTAGGAACTTCGTTAAAAGACATACTTTCACCAGAAGGTAGGTCATTTTTAGATGATGCTGCAAATGCAATGTCAGCTATTGAAAATGTTAGGTCTGGATTAAATGCAACTAACAATTCAGCCTCAGCATCAAGACTTTATGAAATGTTTAGAAATGCACCTAAAGCAGTACAGCCTGTAATAAATGCAGGTTTAGCAGCAGTTGATATACTTACCAAAAATAAATCGCAAGAAATTATTGTTGACGCTTTACAAAACCCTCAAAATTTTCAAGCAATTGTTGACAGATATAATAAAATGAACAAAGTTCCAATATCTCCTGCTCAAGCTAAAGGGCTTCAAGTGCTATTGGGTTCTGTTGGAGCAGGCGCAGCGCAGCAAGGTAGAAGATAACCATATTTTTAGGAATTGAAATGACTCAAGCTTACTTATCACCGATTTTACAAAACGCGCAGTTTAGCGATGATGGGACTTTCTTAAATGGAGGTCTTATTTGGTTCTACGCTGCTGGCACTTCTACACCATTAACCGCTTATCAAGATGCGGCAGGCACAATCGCTTGGCCTAACCCTATAATATTAAACGCTAGGGGTGAAACAGGCGGTGAAATTTGGCTGAATGGCATCTACAAGATGGTATTGCAAGGCGCTCCTTTAGTCGGTGAAACTAACGGCCCTGCTATCTCAACTTTTGATAACATTTACGGTATCAACGCTCCGACATCGTTTGCACCTCCTTATGTATTTGCAGGCACGTCAACTTCACAATCTAACACTGACATCTTCATGGGATGGAATGGTGTTAATTTTACTGCTTCACAAGATACTACTGATTTTGGGGCTAACTGGCCTATTAATATAACAGGCGCTGCTGGCCCTATTGGTCATGTAGCTGCTTACGCTGGCAATGTCGTACCATTAGGGTACTTAGAATGTAATGGCGCAGCCGTATCAAGAACGACTTATGTTAATCTGTTTGGTGTCTGCGGTATTTTATACGGGGTAGGCGATGGCACAACAACTTTCAACCTTCCCGATCTAAGAGGATATTTCGTTCGTGGTTGGGATGATAACGCTGGTGTGGATGTTGGACGTGTCTTAGGTTCTACCCAAGCGGATTTAGTTGGCCCAATTACCGACCCTGGACATACACATACTGATGCAGGGCATGTTCATGCTATGGGGCGTGTTGCTGGCGGTACTGGCTCTCTTAACTTTACTGCAGGTGCAGGTGTAGCTGATATTACTCCAGATACTGCATCAGGCGTTGCTAATATTCAATCCAGCGTAACTGGCATTACTGGCGGTACAGAAACCCGTCCTAAAAACGTAGCAATGATGTATATCATTAAAACATAACGAGGTTAGATAAATGGGTAAATTATTAGGTTTATTTATATGGTTGAAGTCAAGATTATCTGAGCCTAGCACTATGGCTTCAATAGCTGCCGTTTCTGCTTTAGGCGGTGTTAATGTTGATCCTGGCAAAGTACAAGATGCGCTTAATATTGGATCAGTTATATTTGGGGCTTTAGGATTTTTTATATCAGAAGCAAAACCTTTAACTAAAGTTGATTAAAAGGAAACAATGTGACTGACCTTAACTGTAGAGTTGCTAAAGTAGAACAAAAGATTGAAGGGCTTACGCAAGAACTTCATAAAGAACTTGAAGATTCCAGAAGAAGGTCTGATAGAATTTTTACGGCTCTTGATGAACTTAAAAAAGAATCTGCAAACAACAAGGGATTCTTCGGAGGGATTGTTTTTGCTGTTGGTGCTATATTTGCTGTAGTGGCATACATTTTTGGTAAAGGTTAATGTCGGCATTAGAACTATTAATCAAACTTATTAAAGAATCAGAAGGATGTAAGTTAAAAGCATATAAAGATTGTATTGGTGTGGTAACAATCGGCTGGGGTCAAACCAAAGGCATTAAAGAAGGCATGGTATGGACTCAAAACCAAGCTGATGAAGATTTAATTAAAACGGCATTAGAGGTGCTTAATCAAGCGATTAAAGCTTCACCCATACTAGCAACAGTTAATATGGAAAAACAAGCTGCAATAGCAGATTTTGTTTATAATTTAGGCATTGGTAGTTACACTTCTTCAACGCTGAAGAAAAAAGTAGATACTAATGATTGGATTTCCGCAGCGTCTGAAATCAAACGTTGGGATAAAGCAGGCGGTAAGGCCTTAAAAGGTCTTACTATTCGTAGAAATAAAGAAGCACATTTAATATTATCATGAACGAAATTACATTGACATTGTCATTAGAAGATCTAAACATCATCATGAACGCATTGGGAGTTGGTCAATTTACCCAAGTTGCTCCGGTCATTCAAAAAATACAACTTCAAGCAGGCCCGCAAGTTCAAGCGATGCCTGCTGAAGAAGTAGTTGAATAATTACTTATTGAAGCCTGGTATTGGCTCAATAGGCTGAATTTGAGGAATTGGGGCAACTAGCATAGCAGGTGCTATTTGCTCCATTGGTGGTAAGATCGGCAATTCAGGTGTAGTAATGTTTGTACCTAATGCCATTCTATTAATTGTCATTCCATTAGTACACGTTGTTAAAGTACCAAAAGTTGTGCAGTTGATTGATTCTGCCATTGCACAATGCAGATTAAACAGCAATGAGATGCACAGCAGTACGGATAGAATCATGTTAATGATTCCAGCTTTATAAAGTTTATTTTCTAATTCATCGCAATTGTAAAAGATCATTGATGTTCCCCAAATAATTGATTGCGCTCTCTAGCCATCCTCAAGGTGCAAAAGCGTTGATGTAGCCGTATCAAAACCATCGCACGTCTAGCACCTACTTTTTCCATCTCAAGAAGGGTTAAAACTTCTTCTTCTTCTAAATCCGGTAATACTTCATTTAGTTTTCGCCAACTTAATTTCATCGTAACTCCGCTATTGCAATTTCAGATAAAGTACATTTTTCTTGTAAGACAGAATAAATGCGCTCGTCTATAGTATTTTCAGTCATTAAAATATAACACCACACTTCACGTTTCTGCCCACTCCGGTGAATACGACCGATTGCCTGTTCAAAATACTCCAATGACCACGGCAATGATAAGAACACTATCTTATTGCCGTGATGTTGAAGATTCAAACCATGCCCTGCGCTCTTAGGGTGTGCCAACAACAACTCAATCTGCCCAGTATTCCAACGCTCAACGGCATTAGGATCATCTAATGTTTGAGCGTGAGGGTATCTCCGTTTGAGTTCTTCAAGTTCTTCCTTGTACATGTAAAAAATCATTGTACAATCTCTTTGATTTTCTGCAAGCAATTCTTCTAATCTATCGAATTTATGGCTAGAAAACCATAATGATTGTGTGGAAGTGTTGAATTTACCTGGCGACTTACTGGGAGAAGATGTTGAGAGATAAACAAACCCAGAACTCATTTGCTGAAGTTTACCCGTCACTACTGCAAGATTAGTTGCAACCGCAGTTGCACTGGGAAACGCTACAACTAAATCCTTCTTCATAGTATTATAGTGTTCCATATCCATCTGGCATTTAATCTCAACCATGTGCAAAGGTGGCATCAGATCAGCGTAATCACCTGCATCCAATAGATAGGTAGCAGGTTTGATAGTTTTCATAATCTTAGGTAAGGAGTCAGGCCGTGCAGCCCATTCACCATAATCACGATTCATCAGAACAAAATACTTTTGTAAAAAAGCGTTTTTGCTTCTGCCTAGCAATGATTGGTCTACTACTTTACATTGCCCAAACACATCTTCTAAACCATTGCTAGTAAACGAACCGGTCAAGCCCCAGCGTATCTTGAACAGGTCTATCACTTTGAACAAGGCTTTAAAGCGTGATCCAGATGGGTTTTTCAAACGTGTCAGCTCGTCAAAAACGATGCCGTCAAAGCCTTGAAGCAAGTCTGGACGTTCACGGCAAAGCCATAACAGATTATCGTAATTGGTAACGATTACATTAGCAGCGCAATTAAACGCTGCTATTCTGTTCTTAGCAGTTCCTATCGCTATTTCAATGAATATGCTAGAAGCCCATTTAAGCCCTTCCTGCTTCCAAACATCAGTACACACACGTTTAGGTGCAAGGACTAAAAATCGTTTAACATGCCCATCCTGTATCATCGCTTGCATAGCTGTTAGCGTGATGGCCGTCTTGCCAGCCCCAACAGGTGCAAGAATCATCGCTCGATCACGGCTGTACAAGAAATCAGCAGCTTCATCCTGATAAGGTCTTAAAACCATTGGTTTCTCCAATTTAAATAGGCTTCACAAGGAGTGCGCCCATACCCTGCAATTTCGTAAGGCCCTCCACAAACCCAAAATCGTCCTACTCGTTTAATTTTTGGTTTCATAACTGCGCTCGTTAGCTTTGAAAACGTTTTTCTTACGTTGTTTATTAGTTGTCTTATTAGCCATATAATTATTTAATAAAGTGCATCCAAGGGCTTGGTGAAAATCCGAATGTAGCCACTCGTTCATCACCATCAATATATCCGGCAAGTTTCCAACCGATAAGTAGTCTAATGCACTTATCAGGATGGCTTTTGTATTGCCTTATGTAGTAATATTTAAACGCTATTAATTTTTTGCCTCGGTACAGTTTTGCTACTGATAGTCCAGACTTACCTGATCCCGGCACGTTGGGTGCGCCATTGCCGACACCATCATCGCCTGAGTCTACTAAGATTTCTTTTAAAGGATTGTATCTCACGCTCAAAACTTTAAATGAGAAATAATAGAGCTTATTCCTCCATAGCCATGCTGTTCTGTTACGCCACCGCTGGTAGCTATTTTTAACTGGGATAAAGGGCGCATAAAGTGTTTTAAACCCTTCATCACCATCAATAGGGTTGTCTTGTGTTTGAAAATAATACAACCATCTAGGCAACCAACCTTCTTCATTTGCAAACAAAGCTACAAATGGCGCTAAAGGTAAAGATAGTAGGTTTGTTACTAAATTTATAATCAGTAATATGAACCATTTAATGTATATCATTATTTTTTCCCCCTTCTTTCTAACATTGAATCAGCTTGACCATAAGCAATCAAAGCAATATCGTCTTCAGCCCATTTAGCATCTTTATCTGAAGACAATAACCCCTGCATAGCCATTCCAGCAAAATGGTCACGGAGGGATATTCCTTCTCGTATATCTTCTCGCATATCTTCTCGTAACTTACTATTTTCTTCTGCTAATTTAAGTATGTGCTTATCACGCTCATGTAGTTTTTTTTTAACCCACTTTAATTCCAAATCCATAGGTATTTCTAATCTATGATATTCAATGCTCATTTCTCTCTCCAGTACATGCTGTGCATGGCTTTAGTAGCTCTTTGTTTATGTGGGATATACTCAAATTTATAGTTATTACATTCTCTTTTAGCATCTAAAAACCATGCTAGACGACACCACCTATTTTTAATTTTCATCCCCCACCTCCAATGCCGTGTGCTTTTTCTACGCTTCTTATCCATCTAATGACGTATCTGACTTGATGATCGTCCATATTTTCAACAATTCCTTCTTTATCAAGAGCATATATAACATCTTCTGTTAGGGGTTTGGGTGGTGCAAACTCATTGACCCCTTGTCTAAACCCTTTCCCATACCATTCAATCTTTGTTTCTATTAAAAGAGGCTCTTGCTCAGTCTGCTCAGGTTGGGTGAGTAGTAGCTCAATCTTATTAATGTCTGCTCTTAACTCTAATGCAAGCCTGTCGCCTGAGTTTAGTGAATCTGCATACACATATTTTAATTCTTCCATCCACCCTAATGCTTCTACTAACAATTCTCTTTCAATGCTCATAGTAATTGTCCCTAAAATCTATAAAAAGGTCACATTCAAGTTGATTCAGTTCTTTTTTAAAGTCACCATGCCACATGAAATCTTTTGTATCTACTTCAATAGATAGATAACGTGAGCAGTTTTCTTTCTTTTCGCAGTTGCTTCCTAAGCAACGTGCGTTTTCATGAGGTAGCGGATATTTCATTTTCTTCACAATATTCTCCAAGTTCAATGTAATCCCCAACATAGGGTGGTGCTTCACCTAATGCTTTACGGTAATAGTCTTGCAATGCCATTCCTTCCCAGCCATCATGCCAACCAATTGGTACAGGTTTAGTTTCTTTTTTTACATTAGATAATGAGCTTACCGCTGTACCTGTAACTTTTGATATACTAGCTAAGGTGTAGCCTCTGCTATAAAGCACTTGCAATATGAGGGCGTAGTCTACATCCCTAGCCATTATTAATTCTTCCATCTAACTGTTTACGTCTTAATTCATCGCAATACAACTCCATGTCTTTACTGCGGTGCATGAACTGAACAATCTGTGCTGCCATTCCAGTTAATTTGATCGGAGGTCGTTTAAACATGAACGCGCAGACTTCTCTAATATAAGGAAGCCAATCCATAATCTCGGCTCGGTTGAATAGAATTGAACCGTCAATATGGGTGGCGACATGCTTAGGCATACAATATTTAGAATCTTTAATGATCTTATCCATCATCAATGCTTTAATGCCGATTAAAGCCATTATTTCTTTCTTGGTGATGCTTTTTTGAGGTACTGGAGGAAGAATTACAACATTAGCTTTTAATTTATCCGCTTTGCGTTTCAACATAACTCGTTCATGTATGGCTTTTTTGTTCTTATGGTAATACTCAAGGCATCTTTTTCGTTGTGCTTCACGTTGTAGGTCGTTCATTGTATTCAAGCTCCAAGATTAGTTCACAGTAGTGTATGATTTTCTTTATATCTTCTGCGCCATTCTTGCTTCGATGGCGCGTAATGTACTTTATAATGTTACCTTCCATAAACGGTATATTGTTAGCATGGATGTAAGTAACGGGTTGGATCGGTAATAAGTAGTGCTTACCCCCAACCATCTTTTTGTCGGGCATTGGATAACTCCATAAGTTTATTGGTGGAAACGTTAATTACATCATAACTTCTTTGAAAGCTCTTGTTCTGGCTGAAGATACAGTTAAGCCTAACAACCGTCTATATCGGCTTACTAGATAATCAAATTCATCTTCCTGTTTCTCAGTTGGACGTTTAAGCCCACCTTTTACAGTTTGTGCATACAACCAGTCTATGTCTTGATCTATTTCTCTTTCCATTTCATTACCCCTAAATTAATGATGGCCAGCGGAAGCATGACCGTTAAAATTACTAAACATATAATCAATCTAATTAAATATGTAATCCCAAACATTCTATTGCCCAATTATCAATCTGTTCTATTGTCCAAAGACACGCATAGTTTTGGTTAAG